CTAATTGCATTAAACCACCACCCATTTATAATTATACTATATAGTGAGATTTTTTTTTTAATTTTTAGACAAAAAAAACTAAAAAAAAATGAATAAATATTTAAACTCTTAGTTAGAATAAGCAAGGCCACCCATTCCACTCATAATTCTAAGAACATTATAATTAGTCGCATAAACTCTAACTTGTTTTGCCTTGTCGTCATCGTTAATATCTAAGGTTAATACCGCATTATCAATTCTTGAAAAATTACAAGTTCCAGATGGCTGATGTTCTTCTGGTTTAATTGCAAAAGAATAAAGATAAGAATGTCCTTGCGTTTCACTTTGTTTATGTCCGCCGGTGTGATGTTGGTATGGTTGTACAACTCTAAAGTATGTGCCTTCTCTCTGTCTAAAACGGTCGTGTCCATTTAGTTGCAGTACAGCATTATTAATTTGATCTTTATTATCCCCTATACCTGTATAATTAAATGAATCTACATTATCATTATTTTGACACACCCAAACTAATTCTTTACAAGGATGATTAAATCTTAATTCTATATTAGCTGTTTTATCACCTTTTGACAATGAATGGCGTCCATTAAATTGAACCTGTTCTATTAAATATTCATGAGACCCTTGTGCAAATCTACGTCTTTCATCTGTGTCTAAAAATATATAATCACAATAAAGACATATGCCTTTAAGTTCTGGAACATTACCACCCTCTGCTTTTAATAAATCTTTTTTCTTTAAAACAACATTTAATTTTATTTCGTGATACTGGAGGGCAATCAGAGGAAGAGCTAAACCTGGGTTTCTATTAAACCAAAATTGTAATGGAATATATAATTTTCTATTATCATCTCCTTGCGTAAGAGTTCCATCTATAAGTCTTTCTAATTTATCAAATTTTTCGGCTGTGTGTGTTAATTGTGTCCATATATCCATCCATTCACCATAATGTTTATCTATTGATTGTCCTCCAATTTCTAACTCTACATAATCTATTAATGCGTGACCAAGTCTATCTTTAACTTGATCAACAGAAATATCCACTTCTAAATACATATTTGATAAAAGATCTCCATTTCTTGAGATTGTACAGGTACTTTTTTTCCCAAAATTAAGATTTCCCGTAAATACTTGTTCGATAGCTTCTATCGCAAAATTTGTATGTCTTCTATATACTACTTTAAAAAAAGTAATTTGTGGATTACCAGTAAGATAAATATCTTGAGCACCATAGGCTACTAATTGCATTAAACCACCACCCATTTATAATTATACTATATAGTAAGATTTTTTTTTTAATTTTTACACAAAAAAAGTTAATTATAATTAAATTAAACTAATAGATGTAAATAGCCATCTTTTATTCGTATTATATTAAATTTCTTAATAAAAAGATATAATAATCTTTCTTTAGAACTTGCTAAAATTTGCATTTCTAATAATGCCATATTATATTTATTTAAACTTAAAATTCCTGCCGGCTTTATTTCATCACTATATAACCCAAAAGAATAAGAATAGATACAATTTTTTAAAATATTTTTAGAATGATTTTGATAATTTTGAATTTTTCTATAATAAGAAGATTTTAATTTTGATTGAATGGGTTTTCCATTTAATAAAATAGTTACACTTTTTGAATGATCTTCTGATAAATTCTTATTATCTTTCCAAAAATTAAAATAATTTTCAAAATCTAAATCTAAATTTACAAATATCCAAATTAATTCATTCACAAATGCATATCTGGGAATTTCTATTTTTTTAAATGATGACGTATCTTTATTAATTAATTTACTTGTATGCTCAATCTGTTCAATGACATACTCTAACGAATTATTTATATAATTGGTTTTTTCGTCATTATCTAAATCTATATAATCACATATTAATTTAATATTTTTAATAAAAATTTTATTATTCTTAGATATTTTTTTAAAGTCTATTAATTTTAATTCTATAGATATTTTTTCGTTTTGTAATGATAATAATGGAAGTGCTTTATCCGGACAAGAACTAAACCAGAATGGTATAGGTAAATGTAATCTATATAAATTTTTATTATTATTAGACTCTAATAAACTACAAGAATCTAATATATATTGATTTTTATTAGATCCATTTAATTGATGCCATATATATATCCAATATCCTGTAAATGTTTGTATAATCTTATTATTACACTTAATGCTTATTGAATCTATTAAAGCATATAATATTTCGTTTACAATATTAAAATTTGTAACCTCTATTTCGCTCGTTAATTCTACATATAATGTTATATTTAATAATAAATCCCCAACAGTATCTATATCAAAATTTATTATTTCTGAACTATTAAAACTATCTGACGTAGATTCTATATCTATAGTATTTTTAGAAAAATTACTATGTTTTTTATAAATAGATTTAAAATGAGATAGACCTGTTTTACTTTTTATAGTTGAATCTTCTATAGTAATATTATTTAATGTGTTTTTAACAGACATATTTTAAATATATTATATATTATATATATATTTAAAATAATAATCCTCCCTGTCCTGATACTATTTTTAAAATATTATAATTTATTGCAAAAAATTTAATTAATTTTTGATTTCCATTATTTTCTTTTTTCCTTCTTAATCTTAAATTTAATTCTACTTTGTCTAAAGCACTAAAATTTAAAGATCCAGATGGTTGATATTCTTCCGGAAATAGTGCGAAAGAATAGCAATAAATGCCACTTCCTTTATCATACCTAACAGTAAAAGTTTCGTCAGGGTTTTTTACATTTAAATTAGTGTATCCATATCCTGAATGATACTGATATTTTAAAACAGACATTAAATAATTGGCAGATTTTGGCTCAAACAACTCTTTGCCATTTAGTGTTATATAACCCTCTATAACTTGATGCTGACGCGTGTCAGTATCCAAATCTAACCAATAATTAAATATATTATTTCCTATATTTTTTATATTATTATTTCCATTAGAATCCTGTACACACCAAAATAATTCTTTAATAGGATGATTAAAAGGTATATTAAATTTATGTAAATATTTTTCATAGTCATCATCACCCCCAAACTCTTCTAATTTTTGTGGAACATTATTAAAATCATTATATTGTAGTTGTTCAATTAAATATTCGTGTGAATTTGTTGCGAATAAACGTTTTTCCTCAGTATCTAAATGAATATATTCTGCTAATAATTGAACACTATTGATTATAAACTTTTTATCAAAAGTTTTAGAATTATATATTTTATTTTTTGATGAAAACTTAACACTTAGTTTAATATTGCTATTATTTAACGCTAATAAAGGCAATGCCAAACCTGGGTTTTTATTAAACCAAAATATTAAAGGTATGTATAAAAGACCATCTCTTTGTGATTTATCAGTCGTTCTGGTGGTATTATGTATATTAATCATTTCACATAATAAAGAGTTTTTAGAATTATCGATAAAATGTTCATGATATATGTGTAACCATTCACCAGTATGTTTATCTATAACTTGATCTCCAATACTAAGTTCTATATAATCTATTAAACTAAATGCGGAAACACCTATATTATCAATAAGTTCCTTCTGTGTACCTAAATAGTCTGTATCTATTATTAAATACATTCTATGTAATAAATCACCATTTTTAGGGATATTCGTGTATATTTTTTTCCCATAATTATTATCCATTTTTGTTTCTCCTGAGAAATTTAAAACAACATTTTCTATAGCAAAATTAGTATGTCTTTTATATAATGTTTTAAAATATGTAAATTCTGGATTGCCAACTAAATATTTATCTTCTTCGTTTGTAACTGTTAATTGAAAATATCCTAAACCCATTATTTAATATAATAGTATATTATTTTAAATAATTATTCTATCTTTGTTATTTTAAAATTATTATTTTAAATAATTATTCTATCTTTGTTATTTTAAAATTATTATTTTAAATAATTATTCTATCTTTGTTATTTTAAAATTATTATTATCAAGCCCATCCGATAAATATTTCATAAAATTTAAATTTTTATCTATATTTCTAGATTTATGAAATAAAAAAATATTTTTTAAACATACAGGATACATATATTTATACCTTAAATTACGTATTATTAAACAATCCTGAACTATTTTAGTAATAACCCCACCTTGCTTAAATTTTAAATTTTTTTTATCTATAAATTTAATAGAATCTCCTATTTTAACATCATTTAGGGTATTAATATGAGTATAATCTTTAATACTTTCCAAATGATATTTATTTAAATATTGTTTATACATATTTTTATATATTTATTAATATATTTATTTATTTATTTAAAATTATATCACATATATATATATATTTAAATAATGAATTGTACTACTAAAATTAAATGTGAACCGCAAACAAAAAGATTATCTAAAACAACTTATGATAGACCGACTATAACTCTTACGGATACACTACAATCAAATGTAGAAATGCAGAAAAAATTACAAAATTATATTCGGGTGGATGATGTAGAAGATATTAGAATAAATACACACGTTCGTTATGTAACTTTAAAAGATGGACAACAAACTTTTCGATTAGGAGGGCTTGTGAAAAAGATACACAATAAATATATCGTTTTATCTAATGGAACTTTATCATGGAGTGTACAGAGATATCATTGGGATGATCCCTCTAAAGATCCTATATTTGAAACTGTATTTTTTAGATTATTATCAAAAGATGACCAACAACAAAAAATAATATTAGAACAAAGAGTTGAATTAGAAAAACTTCGAAAAATTTTAAAATAATATATTTATATGCTTTTAAAAATTATAAATGAAATAATAAATAAAATAATAAATAAAATAATTTTTTATTTGTTAACTATTTTATATTTTATATTTGACTTAATAACTATTCGAACATAATTATTTTTTATCTAATCTTTTTAATCTTACCTGTTTTTGTTTATCTCTATTATTTAGTATATATAAAGTAGCTTCACTTGCTTTAGATTCATTATTAAAATATTCTGAAAGTTTTTGCTTAATAATAGTTTTATTTAGAGGTTTTTTAGTATAACTTATACTTTTCTTTAATTTTCCATTTTCAGTACTTAAATCTTCAATATTATAATCAGACATAAATTCAATAATACATTCTGTTATTTTTTTCTTTTCCGCTTTTTTCTCTTTCACTATTTTTTCTATTTTTTTTATATCATCATCAAATGCAATGTATTTTTTAACATTTTCTTTATATTTTATTAAATCTTCATTATTTATATTTTCCATATATTATTTAATTATATTATTAAATAATATATTTAAACTTAACAATTGTTATCTTTATCAAAATAAAAATGGTAGTCGTTATTTAATTCCTTAAATTCTTGTTCACATTTTTTCTTTTTACATTTATCTGGATGTGTTTCTAAAGCTTTTTTCTTATATACTTTTCTCATTTGTTCTTTAGAATCTTTAGTAGATAAATTATATTTTTTTTTTATCAATCCACACTTAGAATTTTTTTTAACAACTTTTTCAGTATTATTAATTTTATTTTTTTGTGTTGGTTTATCATTTAATCCTAAATATATTGGACTTATCATAGTGTATGGATTATTGTTTAAAATAGCTAAAGCATCATTAAATATAGCGTTTGTAATATAATTACCTGGTGAGTTAATTGTAATATATGTATCTATATCATTTTTAGTTATTTTTTTATGTTCTAACTGTTTACCAAATTTAGATTTAGTGTAAGAACCTTTATTATTATTATAATTTATCGACTCTTCTGAATTATCTATTAAATTACCATCTTTATATTCACTATATGAAGAAGAATAAAAAAAACTGTTCATTATATTAAATAAGAAATATTTTCTACTGATTAATTAATTTTTATTTTATTAATTTTTATTGATTAATTAATTTTTATTTTATTAATTTTTATCTATTAATTAATTTTATTGATTTATTAATTTTTTATTTAATATATTTTTAAAACTAAGAATATATTTTTTTAAAAACCCTTTATCTATTAACCATAAAATAAATAATAGAAATAATATTAATATAATTATTATTATTAAAATAATAAATATTCTTTGTGAATTAACTTTATTAATATCTTTATTACCCGTTAATTTAGAACAGGTTTTAACCAATTCTTTATTAGTATAACATTTTAACTGTGTTCCATAATTTCTATTAGATTTATTTGATATATTATCTCTATAGTATATTGGTCTATTATTTAATTTTTGTAAACTTCGTGTATTATTTTTAAGCACGGATTTTATTTTATTATAGAATTTTTCACTACAATTAATAGGATCATCATATATTATCCACGTTACATTTTCAGTACATGGAGTATTAATAATCGAACCATCATATAAAAAAAAAGATTTATTTTCTGGAATTATATTAAATATATTCCAATCTTCTGGCATATTGACGGTTTTTTGTTCTCCTTTAATTTTAGGAATAGCGTTTATAAACATATCAAAAAACATTTTTGGTTTAGAAATAGCGTCATTAATATCTATAAAAATACCAATAATTAATAATTTACCAGTATTAGATGATTTATGATATATGTGTATTTCTAATGGGTAGGATACATTATCTATTTTATGCGAAGATGGGTTTGTAAATGCGATTTTATCTAATTCATACACTTCATTATTATATGTTATATAACTTCCAGTATCATAATCTATTAATAATGTTTTATTTGATAATATTAGATTACAATTTGATGTTCTATAAAAAAATGATAAATTACACATTGTATTACATTTTTTTGTAGATTTACTAATAATATTGATAGGAGATTGATTTTTTCCCTTAGTGCAAATAGAATTTTTCATTATATAGTATAATAAATTATTATAAATATTCTTATTAATTTTGGTAAATCTAATAAAAATATTTATAATATTACTGCTCGATCTAAATTCATATTAGTAATATATAATCTGAATCACCTACTCCATAGTATTTCCTTTAGCCCTCGTTTTCTTATTTTACAGTATACAATTATCGTGATACAAGGACTATCGGTCATATAGATACTTCCACACTCCCTTGACATTCTTCACAACCATTCATTAAAAACATTATATTTATTATTCCTATTAAAAAATATTTAATTTTATATTATTTTAAAATTTCGATATTTTATTTTATCTAATATTTAATGAATAAAAAATTATATTCTCTATATAATATATGATTAATAATTGGAGTCATTATATGTTAGTATTTTTTATAACATTAATGTTGGGTTATTTCCTAGGTATAACAATTGCAACTGTTGTAGATTATAGATTAAAAGATGCTGTTGTTAATATGCCTACACCTAAAAATACTATTAAAATTTTAGTAGATAAAAAACCTAAGAATGTTAAGATAAAATCTAACCATAAAAAAATAGAAAATTTTTTAAATTATAAAGATAATCCTAAAAAATTAAATATAGAAAAATCAAATAATAAAAAAAAAAAAATAATAATTAAAAAAAAATCAAATAAATGTTCTAATAAACCAAATTTATATAATCCAGTAAATGATAATAGAGAAAAATATTATAGTAAAACATTAGGAGAAGATGCCTGTGTA